TAATTCCTTCCATTTCATAGATGGTTCTGGAACCTTCATTGGTTCTGGTTTAATAATATCAATTACACTTGCAAATTCCATCCCATCAGAATTATCAATCCTTACAGTATCTTCTTCAATTGAATCAAATACCCTATCACCAATTTTTATATTTTTTTCAGTAAACCATCCTCTATTTACTTCTAAAGCATAGAGAACTTCAGAATCAGAATAAACCAGATTTAAATTATTTGGTTCCAATTCTTTAATACTTTCTATTATACCATCTTTATTGATAAATGCAATGTCAAGAGGTATAAAGGTATTTTTCATATGGAATGACTTTTCACTAACCTCATTAAAAATAAAAAGCATACCACTATCTTTAGATAATCTTTCTCTAAACATTAATCCCTTATCAAAATCTTTTTGATTTGATGGAATTTCAAGATTTAATGGAAGATTAAATGATTCTCCTAATCCACCTCCACCATTGCCGCTACCATTACCGTTACCCCCGCTACCATTACCATTGCCACCATTACCATTATCATTTCCGTTGCCGTTATTGGACCCATTTTCTTTCTCCTCATCATCTTGTTCAAGATATCCTCTTCTACCTATATGGTATCCATAAGGAATATTCTTACATTTTTTATCAGTATAACACCAATATTTCCCAGATGGGCACTTCTTTGCGGAAGATTCATTAAGAAAATCTCTAAAATTCTTAGACATTAGTATTCTACTAATTTTTATCGTTATTGTTATTTAGAAATCCTTGTTTAAGCATCTTCGATAATTCTGAAGTTGATCCAACAAACAAAGCATTATTAGTAACATTACTTGGTTTTGGTTGATCAGAGCTATCCTCTATATCTTTTACTTTTTTCTGTAAATCTACTAATTTATCTGTTGTATCTGCAACACTTTTAATAATCTGTCCAGCAACCTCATATGCTCTAGCACTTCCACCTTCACCTGCTACTTCTAAAATACCATTAAGTGCTTCTTGACCTTTTTCAACTAATGAATATAAATTTGAACGAGTATATTCATAGTCCTTCTGTAGATCTTGAGTTAATCTTTCTACAGGGGCACTATTACCAATTTCAACAATATCAGTTTCAGTTTCGGTATTTAATACCTTATTAATAGCAGCAAATTTATCAGGCATAGCATTATATATCCTCTTGTCTAGCAGGAGCAAAATTACCACCATCCATAAAGAATGAACTGGTCTCATTAAATCCAAAATCATCTCCTGGAGCAATTAATACATCATCGGCAGTGCTAAGAACACTAATCTTAGCTCCAGTTATATGTTCTGCCGCAATAGTACTACTAAATGCTCTTCTAACAGATAACGTAGTACTTGTCTTCTTATCAACCTTCATAATTTCACTATCAATAATAATCCTATTACCAACACTGAATGGAGAGGTATCATTAGCAGTTATTTGAGTTTCTGATTTGGTAAGATTCTCACTAATAACAGATCCTGTAGTATCAGCATCCTTATCATAGTCCTTACGTGCTTGAGGTGTAGCAGTATATCTCATCTCTCTTCTTGAGATACTTGTATCAGTGCTACCATGATAGTCCACTTGAACCTTACGAATCAATCCATCTGTACTATCAGCAATTGGACCGAATAGATATGATTTTGCTGTAAATTGTAAAGTATAAATTAATGCTCTTCTTGTTGAAAAATCTCCTTCATAATCATCTGTAAAATTCATACTATCAAGAACAATTGGAATATCTCTCTTCTCTCCAATAGAATCAACCAATTCAACAGTAATATTAAAAGATGGTTGAAAAAATGGTAATATTTGCTCTAATATTTGTAATGCATCATCATTTAATTTACACATAATATTCAATTCAAATCCAACATTATATGGAACAGGCATGTAAACTCTCTTAACCCTGTTATTATCATCTACTGCCTTAAAAGCTTGTGTTACTGATACTTTTCTTGTTGGATCATATGTAATGCTATTCATTTCAAATGACATTCTTGGTAATGTTATTTGAACAGCTCTATTTAAATCTGGATTTTGCTCAAGTCTCGCTAGGAATTTTTGTGATGGACCATATGCCAATGGAACCTTCATTTCACCAACACTACCATCACTAGCATCTACTTTTCTAATATAGATCTGGTTAAACAGTGTTCCAAAAGAAACAAGTGTTTTACGAATAATTGAATGGTAAAAATAATCGCCTAACATTTTTTAATACGTTCCAAACGGGTTTGATTGTGTAAAATCTAAGATTTTAGATGCCTCTGTTTCAAATTCATCACCTGTATTATACTTATCATATATATCATCTGAATCATAAGTGTCAGCTGCAAATGTTGCAGAAGAGGTTGCTCCTACTACCAATTCACCATTTTTAAATGGTGTATCATTTGTCTTATCAATCTTCAAAGTATTAGTTACTGCATCCCAATTCTTAACTCTTCCTTTGGCACCAGAAGTAGAACCAGTAACTTCTTCATTGAATAGATATGTTCCTATTCCTGCTATAAGTGGAGGATCTGCAATAGTTACTGTTGGTGCAGTAATATATCCTTCTCCAGAATTTATTATTCTCAAAGAAGAAACTATATTACCAGATGTTATTGTAGCCACTGCTGATGCGTTTGCAATTGAATCCGTAGAAACCTTATACTGAGAAGAATTATCAATAGTAACTGATGGTATTGCAGTAGATGTATATCCATATCCTACACTAGTAATAGTAATACTCGTAACAACTCCAGCAGTAATTGATGCGGTTGCTGTTGCGGTAGAACCAATTCCAACACCAACTGTTGATGGAGCAGCAATTGTAACTGGTGGTGCTGAACTATAATTTACACCTCCCGTTGATAATGTTATTGCAGATATTGTTGTTGAACCTACTCCAACAGTTGCGGTTGCCGCTGCTCCAGCAGTTGGATATGCAATAGTAACTGTTGGAATGGATACGTATCCCAATCCACTATCATCTACAACTATAGAAACTACACCCTTATTTGTTGTTTCAACAGAACAAGTTGCAGCAACCCCTGTTCCACCACCTCCAGTAATTTGAATTAGTGGTGCTTCTGTATATCCAACTCCAGCGTTTGTAACTTGAATTTCTTTTAATGATGTTTGACCACCAACTGTGGTTAAAATTCCAACAGCAGTTGCAGTACCACCACTTACTGGTGATGCACCAAAAGTTATAATTGGAGCACTAGTAAATCCAGTTCCATCATTATCTACGAATACCTCTCTGACATATTTTGAACCAATAGCAGCAGATGCAGTCGCAGTTTTTCCAACCCCAATAAGTTTAAGAGTAGTAATATAACCTTCATCTTCAACTTGACTATCAATTGCATCGATAGAAGTATCAATAACTTCATCTTCATATTCAAAGAGTTCACATTTTAATAAGTAAACATAATTCTTACCTAATTGATAAAATGGATCTTCATGCTCAACAAATTTAACTTCAAATAATCTTTGTCCTAATGGAAAATATATTAAATCACCTTCCCTAGGTCTATTTGATATTGTTATTTGACTATCAGTTTCAGACTCAAGAAATGGTGAAATAAAATCTTCGAATCTTTCTCTAGATATTGTGAGAGTTAGTTCATCCTTTATAGACAAACCAAATTTAGTCATAATATCTCCCTGACCAGAATATCCCTCATATGTGTTTACATAAGCTTCTAAAGTATATGAATCATCAAACTTTGATGATTGCACTTCACGAAATATTGAATCTCTATTAACTACTTTCCTTGGTAGATAAGTAACATCTACCCCATACATTCTTAATTGCTCATTAATAAGCTCTTGAACCAATCTCTGTTCAGATTGAGCACCTTGAAGAAAAAAGGGATTTAAAGCCATATCCCTATCCTATAAGATCAAGTGGTGGAACTTCATACTCAAGAGACATTCTCTGTTTGAGATCTTCTATTTCTCTCTCAGCATCATCATATAGTTCTCTACCATTAAGTTCTATCCCTCCAGGAAGTTTAACTCCTTTAAACTTAATAAGATTTTGTCCCCATTGTCTTTTAATAGTTGATGTTAGATACTTTTTAAGAAAACTATCATTATAAACACCAGTTGCTATTGAAGGATCTAATGCCCGATAACAATCTATAACAAAGAAATTATCAACGCTTTGGGAACCCCAATCAATATCAATATATAACCTATCCTGTCTTTTATTATACCTAACTTGTTTATCTGGAGTTAAAAGATAATCTATATCTTCCAAATAACTCTTTGTCATTGCATATTGCATTAATTCAATTGAATTAAAATGATATAAATCATTTAAAAATAATTGATATTTAATACTAAACATTCCACCAGAAATAGAGCTAGTATCAAATTTAAATATCTTTTCTATACCTATTACTGAATCTGGAACTTGTATAAAGTTTGAAGATTCGTAAAATTTAGAAGTAACTACACCTAAACCACTTACATCTGTAGAAGTTGCAGTAGTAGTTACAATTCCAACCCCACTAGTTCCTGATGCTTTTCCTCTATCAATATCATCTTGACTAATCTGATATTTCAAGAACATTCTTTCAACACCATCAAAATGACGTTCTTGAAAATATTGTAAGGCATCATCAACTAGATCATCTAACTGATCGTCGTCTATATTAATTTCTAATACTGGTGCTCCTAAACGTCTTAAACAAAAATCAATTAATCCTTGACGTGTTGACGGTTTTGCCATTAATTAACTGGTGCCTCTTCTTGTTTACCTTCTTTTTGAGTCTTTTCATAATGTTTTTGTAATTCAATATTTTGCTCAATTAACTTTTTTCTTTCTTCAGCAAATTCTTGTGCTTGTGTTTGAATTTTTGCTTCTAAAAGAACATTTTGATTTGATAGGGTTGATAACCTTTGATTATATATTTGAACCAATACATTAATATCAACTTCACGTTGGTTTCCCATATGTTAAAAAGTTCCCCCGTCAATTGTGGTTGTCCATACAGGAATTCCTGCAGCAGATGTGGTTAACATGTAGTTTGAAGTCGTTATACCAGAAGCAGGTGTTCCAGTAGAAGTCATCTTACCAGTAGAATCAAAGTATATAGCACCACTAGAGGACCAA